CTCAAATGAAACTCCTAGAAAGAAATTTTGCAGTCGCTGAAGCGGCGAGGGTTGTTTTGCGTGACCAGTTAATTAAAGCAAATGCCAATGTACAAATTCTTCTGAGAAACTATGAAGAAAAGAAGATTGGTTTAGACCACGAGATAAAGCAAAAGTTGAAAGTTCAAGAAGAACTCAAGACAGTTCGTGCTGAGTTAAGGTCGCTTAAAAAAACTAAAGACATTTCCGAAGCGAAAAGCGCTAAAAATAAATCCGAGCCAAAAAACGCCTAGCTGGTTTTTTATAAATAGTGGGAAACAGATGTTTATGGAAGAAGCAATTAATGGTCGGATTTTTATCATATCTAAACGAAGATGCACAGGGGAAAAACCTACATCTTGAACACCTAGAAGACGAAATTCTTAATTTCGGAATAGGTGGAGCTCGTGGTGCAATTAATTTCCTACAGTCATTAAGAGATATGCTGTCGGGAAGTTCTCGTTCATCTGTAAACATGACAGTCAAGTGGGATGGCGCACCCGCTATATTTGCTGGTATAGACCCCAGTGATGGTAAATTCTTTGTTGCTAAGAAAGGTGTATTCAACAAGACACCACTATTATATAAGTCCACGCAAGAGATAAACAAAGATAGTAAATTACCACAAGCACTAAAACCCGCCTTTATAATCGCATTACAAGAATTTAGTAAACTCGGAATCAAGGGTGTATTACAGGGTGACTTAATGTTCACTTCTGGTTCACTTGAGTCCGAGACCATTGATGGTGAAAGATACACCACATTCCAACCAAATACAATAGTCTATGCTGTTCCTAAAATGTCAGAACTGGAACAGAAAATCAAAGCGGCTAAAATTGGTGTGGTATGGCACACTACATATACTGGTAACACACTAGAGAGTATGAAGGCATCTTTTGGTGTAAACATTAGTGGTCTCAGAAAATCAAAAAATGTCTGGATGGATGATGCTAGTTATAGAGATACTAGTGGAACTTCTACATTCACAAAAGCAGAAACCGCCGCTGTAACCACGAAGTTGGCTAACTGTGGTAGGATATTTCAGAAAATAAATTCAGCACAATTAAGCAGTTTCTTAAAATTTCAAGCTGGGTTTACGGGCAAAATGGTTGGCGCCAACATCAAAACATATAACAATTCAAAAGTAAAAGTTGGTGCGAAGATATCAAATGTCGCTGGACATGTGTCTGGATATGCAAAATGGGTAGAAGACAAATTTGATTCAGAGATAAATAAGTTAAAGACGGAGAAATCTAAAAGTCAACTAGAAAAAAGAAAGACTGAAACTCTAAGAGAACTATCTAAGTATAGTGTTCTTCTTACAAATGTCATCAATTTTCAGAACTCTATGGTAGAGGCGAAAATGATAATCGTTAGTAAATTAAATAGAGTAAAACAGTTAATGGATACCTTTGTTAGAACCAAACAGGGATTTAAAGTTACAAATCCAGAAGGATATGTTGCTATAGATAGGGTTTCTGGTAACGCGGTCAAACTAGTAGACAGAATGGAATTCAGTTATAATAATTTTACAGCAATTAAGGCGTGGGATAGATGAAAACATTAGTATATGCATTTGGTAGGATGAACCCACCCACGGCGGGACACGGAAAACTTATCCAGAAAGTAAAACAACTTGCTCAAAGAGAAAGAGCAGACCATCTTATTGTAGTCAGTCACAGTCAAGATAAAATTAAAAACCCACTGACACCACAAAGAAAGGTTGCACATCTCAAAAAGATGTTTCCACAAACAAAATTTAAAGCATCTGATAGAGTCAACCCGAATTTTATCAAACAACTTGGATTACTTACAGGTAAATATGATAAAGTTATCATGGTTGCTGGTTCAGATAGGGTTCAAGAATTCCAAAGAATATTGGACAGGTACAACGGTAAAGATTTTAAATTTGATGAAATAGATGTTATCTCTGCTGGTGCAAGAGACCCAGACGCGGAAGGCGTAACTGGTATAAGTGCTAGTAAAATGAGACTATTTGTCAAGAACAATGATTTTAACTCCTTCAAACGAGGACTGCCCGCTGGATATAGTGGGTCTCAAGCTTTGTTTAATGATGTGAAGAAGGGAATGGAGTTGAAAGAAGGAAACTACAACACTTTTTCACAGTTTTTAAGAGGATAACTTATGTCAAAATATTTAAAGGGTTTATTACCCACAACAGGATTGGAGTTCGACCCTAGTTCGGCACCTCATGGATACGCAGACGAAACTTCTAGTGGGGATGCTGCTTTACCAGATATTGATTTTCCAAATGGGAAATGGGGAATGTTTGGATTAAAATCAAGTGGGCCTGGCATCAGTGAACCAACTGATTTACCAGATGAATACTATGAAGAAGTCGCTGAAAGAGAAGAACTTCTCGAACAACTAAAAGAGGATGAGGGAGTAAAATATGAAGTCTATCTTGACCATCTTGGGTACGCCACCTGTGGTATCGGTCACCTCATTAAACCAGAAGATGCCGAAGCGAAACTCGACATTGGAGATGAAGTCTCAGAAGAAAGAGTCATCGAACTCTTCAAACAAGATATCGGAATTGCCTGCCGAGACGCCGTTAATCTATACGGCTGGTCTGGATTTTGTGAATGGCCCGAGGAAGTCCAAAATATCCTTATTAATATGATTTTTAATTTGGGTATGACTAGACTCAGCAAGTTTAAAAACATGCATAGGGCATTAGAACAACAGAACTGGAAACAAGCAGCTATCGAAGGACGCGATAGTAAATGGCACAAACAAGTTACTAACAGGGCAGAAAGATTGATGTCCAAACTAGAAACAATTCCAAACATTGTCCGTCAATCGGGCCCGATTGGAATTGTTGGTTAATTAAAGGAAAGGAGACCCAAATGTTGCAAGTCATTTTAGACCTTGCGGTTACCTTCTGGATGTGGACTATTCTAATCGCCATCATCCTAGTAGGCTGGATTATTGATAGATTAGATATGAGACAAAAAACGAATTTGACATTTACCATGAAGGAAATGCCACAATTAAGACCGATTGTCATAGAGACAAAAGGAAAAGGTTTTTGGAAATCAATGTTACATTGGTTTTTATCAACTAGAAATTGGGAAGTTACCAAAGACTGGCACTATACAATAGATGATATTGAGTATGTGATTCCAAAAGGATTCCAGTTTGATGGTGCTAGTATACCTAAATTTTTAAGAACTTTTTTCTCGCCAGTAGGCATTATGTTAGTCGGTGGGTTGGTTCATGATTATGGATATAAGTATGAAACCTTATTACTAAAAGGTAAAAAGGATACTATCGGAACCAAAAATCAAAAATTTATGGATGAGGTTTTCAAAGATATTAATATCAATGTAAATGGGTTTTATCTATTCAATATACTCTCTTATTGGTCATTGCGACTGGCAGGGTTTATTGCGTGGAACGGACACAGAAAAAGAAATCTCTCCCCAGTATAATATCAAGGAGTGAAAATGAATGAGAAGATTCTCATAGAACATTATTCAAAGAAACTTGCAGAACTAAACGAATTATTGGATAGTGGTATGTTAAGTTTCTCGGAGTATGATGAATTAGTGAAAGATTTTAGAGATGTAAGGGCAATTGAGTCCGATATTGAGGATATTAAGTTAAAAGTATTCGCTGGTGCGGTGGTATCTAGCCTCTCGCCCCAAATTAAATCTTTATAAATAGTCATACTATGGAAAAGACTTTTGCAGACTTTGTAGATATACCAGAGCTTGAAGAAGGTGTCAATGACCCTGCTATCTTCAAAGCAGTTTTCCTTGCCGGCGGGCCTGGGTCTGGTAAGTCTTTCATGGTTGGACAAACAGGTCTAACTGGATTGGGTTTCAAGATAGTCAACTCTGACACGGCATTTGAGATGGCCATCAAAAAAGAATTCTCAGATAAAATATCACCCATGTCTCCCGAAAATATTTTTTCACTCAAAGGTCAATCTCTCAGAGACCGCGCTAAATTTACAACACAAAAAAGAAAAGATGGATATCTTGCTGGTAGACTTGGATTAGTTATTGACGGTACTGGTAGAGAGTACGACAAAATATCAAAACAAAAAGCAGAACTAGAAAAACTGGGATATGAAACTGCCATGATAATGGTAAATACATCCCTACAAACTGCTGTTGGCAGAGACCAAGCAAGAGACAGGACATTGGGTAAGGCCGCTATCACTCCAATGTGGAAAGCAGTTCAACAAAACATTGGTAAATTTTCAAACCTTTTTAAACAGAATTTTTATATTGTAGATAATTCAGATGGTGCCGACTTTAAAAAGGGTGCGTTGTCTGTATATAGAAGTCTTATGTCTTGGTCAAAGAGACCACCACAAGACAGACGGGCGAAGGCATGGATTAAAGACCAGAAACAACAACGCAATATTAAAGAGGAATTACCACCACATTTAAAAAGACATTTCGATAAGAAAGGAAATGTAATCAAGGGTACATGGAAAGATGGTAAGTGGAGTCCAAATAAGAAACAACCAAAAATAAAAACCACTATCAAGGATGTGACACCAAAAGGATATG